TCATTGGGATCAACGTAGATGACGTTACCTTGTATATTCTTTAGAAAATTCTCCAGTCTTGAAAGGGGCATCCTATTCTTCTCTAATTACAGATTCTGTCTAAGTTTATTTATTCAAGTAGTAATTGTGTTTGGTGGGCCAGCAAATCGAGGATCATTAAATACTCTTTTATCCATATCAACTTTGTTTGGATGAAAATTAGGATCTGGATAATCTTTCCAACTATTTCCCTCATATTCAACAATCAAAGGATTGATATCTTTTCTTTCGCCATATACATGATAGAAACAATCAATAGTCGATAGATCAGTAATCAAATCAGTATTAGTTGAATCCTCTGCGATGACAATGAATTCATTATTAAACTCTTGAATTACAAGATTTTGATTTGTTCCAATTGGTTGTAATTGAACTGTAATACTGTCAGCGTGAACCAAATCTTTCCAATAGTAGGGTAATTCAATTACATTTGATTCCTTTAATCTACCACGATAATAAACTCCAACTTCGGGGCCTTCAATACATGCATAACGAAGACGATGACCTTTTCCTTTTGTAGGATGTTCTAGATCAAAAGGTTTTGGTTTACTATCTGCAACACCAAATCTTTCAGCGAGCTTACCTTTATTTCCACAGTCAACCGCACCAGTAAAAGTCGCATCTCCAGTAACGAAAAGAACATCTGGGCCGCCTCCACCAGCGAGGAACAAAGCATTATCAGTTTTTTTATCACCTATTATTCTAACATTACCATCAATCGCTGCTGCTAAATCAACATTTAATTTTGGTTGTCTATCAATTGATTGTTGAGTTGCTGACCCACTACTAACATTCAATACTCCTTGATATTGATTTTGAACATGACCAGCACCATCTCCAATGACCACAGGGCCATTCAATATTGCAGTTCCAGTTGGCGTTTTATCTGATTCACCTTCTGGTTGTGAAACATCATTTGTTCCAACAACTATTTTATCATGTTGTGATCTTGAAAATGAACTCATCCTAATCCTCCTAATAATCCACTCAATGTATCTTGTACATTACCTAGAGCTCCTGAGATTTCTTCTTCGGATGGTACATTAACTTTATCCTTAATTGCTTTTAACTTCTCACCAACTTTTGGCACATTTAATGTTGTCGCTTTTGTTAAAACTTCGGTCATTGCTCCAAAATCTTTAGAGGCATTATTTGCATCTATTTTAAATGCAGATTGCATCTTCATAAAACCATTTGTGACAATATCACATTCTTGTGTTGCTCGACATGTGAATTTCTCTCCTTGAATCTTTACATCAGGGCCTCTAACATCTACAAGTCGATTTGCAGTAATGAATATTTGACCATCTTTATTTCCACCACCACATGCATCAAGAGTGATATTTCTTGCCTTAATTACAACGTCCCCATTTTCACATGTGACTCCATAATCACCTCTCTTGCAAACAGTTTGTTTTGCTGGAAGTTGTGTGATGTCACCTTCATCTCTAACCTTTAGACCTTGACCAAGAACTTCTAATGCCATGCCTGGCGTGTTTAAAACAAACTTACCAGTTCCAGGCCCACCTTGTCCACCTTTTCCCTGTCCAGTATCAGCATAAAATCCAAGAGTTTGTGCCTCCTGTGTGGTGATTTGAAAGTTTGACATACCATGTATGCTGTCCATATCACCACTTGATTGGACATGTCTTTCAAATGCTTTACTCTCAAAATTTTTTCCGTCTTTTGGTGATAAATCTGACATTTTATTTTTCGATACAACTAATTACGGTCACAACAGCGTCTTGAGATATCTCAGCAAGTTGTTCTGCATCATCAACTCTAGTAAATTCAAGAACTGGTGATAATCTAGCAATAGCTCCAGTGTCACTATTTATAGTTAATTCTGGAAGTGAAGTAAATCCAAATCCACGATTAGTGATGTTGACACCAGCTATTCTACCATTTACTATATTCAATTCAGCCTCTGCACCACCATCAATTGTGATTGTGTCAGTATCATTATATCCAAATCCAGCATTTTCGACAACTATATCAGATAGTGATGTTACATAAGAGGTTGAACCATCATAGTTTGCATTTGGATCTGGAATTACTTCCTTAACATTTCCATCGATGTCAGTCTCTGTTGTATTTGGTATGTAATCTTGTCCACCATCTGTCACTACAACTTTTGTGATTACGCCATTTTCAACCACAGCATAACCTCCAGCTCCATAACCATTATCACAACCATCAACGAATGTAAGTGCTGGTGGTTCTTTATAACCACTTCCACCATCACTAATTGCAACACCAATAATTTGACCGAGCACATTCACGACTGGACTACCAGATGCAATCAAATCAGCTCCACCTCCAATAAAATCAATTCTTGGTGGCCCACATTTGAGGACATTAGTATTGCAATCTGGTTTTGCAAGATTTGGTACACTAAGGTCTGGAACTATACCATCGATACTAATATCTGGGAGTATTCCGTCAAGAACATCTGTGAGAGGATTTGTTAAAGAACTCAAGTCGGCGATGCCCATAATATTATCAAAGGAATCCTCAAGATTTTTTGCAACTCCACCCTTTCCAGTGAATGTAGTATTCTCTGGACAATTTTGTGCATCGCACTCAAGAGCATTTGTAAGTATATTTGCAAACTTAATCGCCTTTGAAAATGTTGAACTTGGAGGTTTAATACTACCACCTTGGATATTATTCATTTGATCAAACATGCTTCCCATATTTGTATCTAAGATATTATTAATTTGTCCAAACATATCACCTAAGAAACTTTCAACACCACAAAGAGGAACGTCTAGTACTGATCCAAGCATATTTGATAAACTTTTATTCAGATAATCCTTTAATTGTTCATTTATCTTTTCAAAATTACAGAACATTAGATCTGTCAAATTTTTAGCAGCCTGTCCAGCAACAGGTTGTAGAGTAATTGGTGATTTATCTTTTAGAGTTAAAGATAATTTATCTAATGTATCTTGCACCACCCATGCACGACCACGACGCATCAATTTTGACATGGAATTGTGTAATTTAATTGATGCCAATTTTATTTCTGATGTCTTATCAATCACTCCACCATAAAGAGGATCAACAGTTAAAGTTCCAATATCCTCAAGAGCATTCATCTTCTCAGTGAAGTCTTTGATTACATTTGTCATTTTTGATATTTCATTATCTTCGCAAGCAGTAGGGTTTTCAACCTTAACGTTTGTATCAGCATTACTTTGTTTTGTTGCAAGAACTGAAGATGCAACAACTTTTGCACCAACTAAAGTGGCAAAGGTTTTAAATCCTCCTCCCCATGGCGAATCTTCTTTGACTTTATCTTTACCAGCTTTCTGTCTTGCATCTGGTGGTGTATATGGTGTAAATTCTGTTTGTTTAAATGCGTTAAACTTTTCCTCTGTCAATTCATCTTTAACAAAAGCTTGTTTGAACAAAGTTCCAAATATAACTGGTTGTTGTCCATCTTCACCATCAAAGAAAAATCCGACAACAACTTCTCCACCTTGATAGTTCATGGTTTCACCACGACCAGCAGTGGTTGAAACGCCAGGCGGTAAAAGAACATGTGCAAGTGGTAAGTCTTTATCTGGTAATTCAGCATCATTACCATGATATCCAACAATGCGAACACGACAACGATGTGAATAAACATCTTTACCGTCTTTACCTTGTTGTTTTTCTTGAGAAGTATCCCACTCTCCTTTCTTTGGATCGGTCACTTGACCAATCCACCATTGCATTGGATCTTTTCCTATAAAATTGGTTGATGGTTGATACATCTAATTAATCGTCATATACTAGACACTCTGGTTCATCTGGATGTAAATCACAGAATATTTCCAAAGCATTGGGGTCGTGGTGATCTCCAGCTTCAATCTCTTCTTTATGATGTTCTGCATACTCTTCTAATTCATGCAACTCTTCTTTTGCATGTCTGCGTGCTGCTGGATTTGATTGTGGATCTTCGATAATTTTCTTATCGTGTTCCATATGATCTTCGATTGATTTCATTTGATTAGTTCTATTTCTTTTATTTAAGCATTTTATTTAGAAGCTGCCAGGCGGAAAAGTATTTCCATAATGTCTGTTATCAGCTTCAACTAACTCACCTGAGTCTGTAATTTGACTTTTATCTGGAGTAAATACATCACGAATTAATTTCAATTGAGTCTCAGCTTTTTCTCGACCAATTAAATGTCTTAATTCAGCAATTAAATATCTTCCACTCGGATCGTTAGTTTTATCAGTTCCGTAAGTGCTTGTTTCAGTTTTTCCATCACCTTTTTTTACAGGAAATTTAATCTCAAGTATGAGACCAACTCTTAAAGTGGTGTTCAACGGAATTGATATCCTTAAAGACTGTGAAAATAATAAGTTATTTCTAATATAAGACTTATTTTGATACACGGCAAGCTCACTTTCTGGTTGAACTTCGCTCTTTGCTGCTCCCACTTGTGCAACTCCAAAGTCATTAGCACGAAGCATTAATCGAGTTGGATGTTTCTCAAGACCCTCCATTAATTTTGGTGGTTTTTTTAATTTTAATTGAGTGATATCATAATCAACTACACTTGCTCCTTGATTTTGAATGTCAACATATATTGTTTTATTTGCATACATTCCCATTCTACAATTCATACCAATATCATTTGATGAATCTAATTTGTTTTGCAAAATTATAGCTTTATTTTCAGAATCAAACGGACTATCTGTTTGTGTATATGGTGGTAATGATTTTTGTTTAAGAAGATTTTCAATCGATCTAAAATGATAACCATCTAAATTTTCAAAAAATAAAAAACCAAAACTTGTATTAGATGATTGTGCTTTCGGACATAACCACTGTATCGTATCAAATGGTCTTTTTAAATTACCAACAAATGAATAGGAATTGGTTGCTCTATCCTCTTCAACTACAATATCACCAAGTTGTTCCTTCTCTGGGCCAAATACTTTCTTTTTTGTTAAAATTCCTTTTTTGTCTTTAGTCAATATATCCTTAACAGTTTGTGAAACATTACCAGTAAATTTTTTATTCAGTCTTGAAGTTTCATTAATAATTGTCTCCTGTGAGACAAATTCTAAAGTCGCCTCTTGAAACTTAGTTTGAGTATTCATATCCACAACTGAGTTCAACATCATTTTATGATCTTTGGTGATTTTAAATTCATCTTCATCACCATCTTTCACAGTCACTTCAATTAATTCTCCACCAGTAATTCCCTTTCGACCTATTACTTGATCAACATCAAGAAATCTAAGACTCATTGATATTGTTGGACTTTCAATGCTCTCATAATAATCAATCTCTGGAGCACCCAAAGTTATATCATACTCCTCATCCAATGCACAACCATTAGGAAGAAGACGACATTTAGTAAAAAAAATCTTTTTTTCAGCCATTATCCTATTCTAGAAAGTTCGGGTGGTATTTTTTTATTCGTTATTGATAGATATGGATTTTGTAAAGCTCTAGCGTAAGCCAAAGTTGTACCAGTTACTTTTATTTCTGCACTTGATACTTGTGGCTCATTTTTTGGAACTACAACACTAGTATTATTCATTGAAAGATTAGGATTTTCATTTGAATTTTGAAATTGAAAAGATGGTACTACAACTTCTGGATTAAGTATTTTACCACTATCATCAACTTCAATTGTTACGCCCTGTTTTATTCCTGTTATTTCTGGATCAAATTTTTCTGTTCCAAAAAATTTATCAGCCTCATCAATTTTTTTTTGATAAGCATTTAACAATTTACTATCTGCATTTTTTTCTGTACCAACTCTTAATTTTCCCGAAAATATACGTTTTTGCAACTTCATTATTTCAGCCATCGCTATTTTAGCTTCTTCCATGTCTTTTCTAATGTCGTCCCATTCTCTACCTACAACTTGAACTCCTCTATATGTTTTTGGAATATTACCTTTCTCAAGTTCTTCTACACCATCAGTTTTTTCAGACTTAACTTCTTCAACCTCTTCAACTTCTTTATCGAAAGATTGTTTATATTCATCAGATGCAAAGTATTCTTCTTGTTCCTTATAATTATCTCCAAAATTTCTAGTGTCTTTAATTACACCCTTCTCCTCAAGAGTGTTAGCCATGTCATTTCCAGCATTATTTTCTTCTAAATTCATATTACCGCCAGAAGTTGGGCCTGATGAGGTGCCGCCACCACCAGAGTTACCACCAGTTCCACCGCCTGCAATGTTATCAAATTTTGATTGTAAAGAATCAGCGATACCACCAGTGCTTTCACCTAACTTTCCACTAATTTTATCTGCAAAATTACTAACTGGTTTTCCAATCAAAGGCACTCTTCCAAGTGTGCCTTTTAACAAACCTCCAAAGACTTCTCCTGTTTTTGGCCCAAGATCTCTTACAAAATTTACTATAGGAGGTGCAATTTTACTTATGAGAAAACCTAACAAAGTCGCACCACCAGCAATTAAAAGTCCTTTCAATATGAGTGGGGCTAATGCGATGAGGCCTGCACCAAGAGCTAAACCACCAACCAACTTCATCAAACCAGAAAAGAAACCTCCCTTTCTCTCTTCTGGAGCTGGATCACCTTTATCTTTCGGGACTTTCTCACCTCTAGCGAGAGCCCTATCTCTCATCTCTTTCTTCTGTTTTGCGTCTTGCTCTTCAAATAATCTATCTTCTCTTAAATCTTTTTCGATTTTATGTTCTACTGTAATATAAGTTGCTATCTCTTTTATCTCTGTTCGCATCACATCAATTTGCTCTATAACAGAAGCCAATTTCAAAGAAATAGCAGTTATAGATTCAGCATCATCAGTTCGATTGAAGAAACTATCTACGTTTATTTTTTGTTTAGGTCGTTGCAATATTTCAGCAATCGGATCTATGTTTGATTTTTGTTCCTCATCCATACCTTCCAGTACCTTGTTGCTGTTGTTTCTTTAAATTTTCCTTTTCAATATGTTCTGCTAGAAGAGCGACATAAACTTCTCTCTCCCAAGGCATCATATTTTCAAGTTCCGTCAAGCTGTATTTATGGTATTGCATGAGAGCGAAATTGGTACGGAAATAAGATTCAAGATCCTCTCTTGCAATACTCAGACGAAAAAATCAGCCAAACCCTCCAAAACGATACTACTCTTTTTCTTTGTGTTTGGATTTACAACTTCAATCGTATGTGATAATTTAGGCATTGTTGAAAAAAACTTTTCAACCTTTTTATATTGTTGTGAATTTAATTGTTCTATAAATTGAATTCTTTCAGTTGGGCTGTAATCATTGGCATCCCATGCATCCTCACCAGTAAAGACTGTATCCATACAATCGGCGACAACATTGAATGTTTTATCAACCATTGTCTTTACTTCATCCTCGGTATCAAAATTATTTTCTATAAATTGATTCAATGATGGATACTTCATCCGAAGAGTCATGTTATCATCCAAGACAACATCTTTTGAATGTCCTCTTGGTTTGCTGATTTTAATTTCATCCACATATATTGTCACTGGAACTTTTGTTTCCATATCATCTTGACAAGTTACTGTTAACTTAATGTCCTCTCCAATTGATTTAGCACGAATATTTAGAAACAAATATTCAATATCAAATGTTGGAAGACTATCAACATCAACTCCTTTTGTTAAGATGCACTTCTTCAATACTTCCTTAACAGCATGTGTAATCGCAGATTGATCTTTTGACTCCAAAGCAATAATTAAAACTTTCTCTTCTTTTACAAGAAAAGGTCGATATCTAATTTTTTTATTTGTCGAATATAACTTCAACTCATAGGTTGGAGTTTCAATGGTTGGTAATGGCATGATGATTTATTCAGTATTTTATATAGGAGGGTTAATTAGGGCCAGGGCCATATGCATCATATTGCACTTCAGTTTTAAAGCCTTTTAAACCACTTGTGATATTAGATTGATTTGAAGTTATATTAAAACCTCCAGCTGGAGCAGTATTTCCATATATTCTATTATCTCTATTTACTAGAGCTTGTGTTGCACTTATTTCTTTAGAATCTACTGTTCCAACTGGTGTTTGAACAGCAAATTGTCTATGTTCTCCTTTCTTGGTATATGCCGTAAAGAATCTATCATAAGCAAACTGTACACTACATCTTAACACATTTGAATCGCCATAGGCAACTCTCATTGATGTCAAATTGGTAGGCCAAACATTTACAAATTCAAATTGAGACATTGATGATTTGTAATTTGTGGCTCTTGAATGTTTTATGAAGGAATCTCTTTCAAATTTTGTGATATGAATAATTTCCTTATAATCCTCTGGGTAATTAAATCGAGTGAAAGCACTTCTATCTCTTTGAGATGATGTAAACACTGGATTGATATATGACATCCAACTCTCTAAAACTTCGAGTATTACCTGATCTGCATCACAATAAAAAACAAGATTTAAAGGAGGGAAATTTCTAAGATTTGGAAACGCCTCTGTTATACCTTGATGATGACCAGTTACGGAACTCTCTATAAAACTTGTGCCTGGAATTTCAGCCTGTGTACACATTAATGACATCTTCCTCATGAAGTTTGTTCCCTGAGTTCGATTCTTAGTTGGTTCTTTTCCTAACCATGTTTGATAATTTCCAAAAGAAAAATCGACCTCATAAAGAGTGTCAAGGGATGGGCGTGCAACAGTATCTCTAACATTTTCAATGTTACCTTGAAATATTTGACCTCTTCTTGGAAATAAATTATTCTCTGCCACGATAAATAAATTTAAGTTGTTATTATTATATATGAGCTATAAAGGGATATATAGGCCTTCTAACCCCAAAAAGTATAAGGGTGATCATCGTAATATTATTTATAGGTCTCTTTGGGAGCGAAAATTCATGAATTACTGTGATTTAAATGAAAATGTGATTGAATGGGCATCAGAAGAATTTTGGATACCATATAAAGATCCAACAACGAATCGTGTTCGTAGATATTTTCCTGACTTCTTTATTAAATATAAAGACAAAGAAAATAATATTCGTAGATCAGTGATTGAAGTAAAACCAATGCGAGAAACACTTGAACCAAAGATAACTAAGGGCAAATCAAGAAAGACATTGATAAATGAATCAATGACCTACGTTAAGAATCAAGCAAAGTGGAAGGCTGCAAGAGAGTTTTGTGATGATCGTAAATTAGAGTTTAAAATTATGACTGAGAAAGAATTAGGAATCAGATGAGCATTCTACAGAACATAATGGACAGAGTTACTGGTCAAGTTACTGAAGACTTCTTTCGGAGTCAATTACTTGAGGAACTTGGTGACACAAACTTTGATGATGATGCTGCAGACACAGCTGGATTTGCTCCTGGCCAATTATATTTTTTCACATACTCAGCACAGACAAAACAACCATATTATGACATGTATCCTTTATCATATGTGATTGAATATCAGAAAGGTGGATTCTTAGGTTGCAATATTCACTATGTTCCTTTGACTCAAAGAGACGAACTTGCAACAAGCTTACTAAATAACTCTGCTCAGGGTGCAGTTGCAGTTCCTCGCAGAACTCTACATAAATATGTTTACACTGGCGTGAGAGGAACACCATATCGAATTCCAAATGCGGAATGGTCAGATGTAGCGCAGTTACCCACTGAAAGATTCGTTGATATGAGAGGAATACCAATTCCTAGAGACAGAGTTTACAACAAAAACTAATGGCAGATACACAAAGTAAAGAAGTAACAGTGACAGGACTCACCTTTGAAAAAATTAGTGTGTCTTTTGATAAATCGAGCAAAAAAGTCAGTGGTATGAAAGAAAAAACCTCTGATGGCAGATTTAAACCCATAAATCCAGTAGGAAATGATTTTAATAAAATTATTCAACAAGATGCATTAGTAACGGAATACAATATCAATAGATTTAAAGGAAATAAAGAATCTTACATAAGTAAATCAAGTGATATTGAAAAACTTCCCGAAGAACAATTAATACAAAAATACAATTCAGATTTAAAAGCATATAATAATGCCAGTTTTGTGGCAACAACTGATAATTATAGATCAGGTCGAAAT